TTCTCTTTAGCTCTAGCAAATTGTTCCCACTCTGGATTATCATAATACATCAGTCCAATCTGTGCAGATCTTCTACTACTGAGGACAGTCCCTAACCAATTCATAATATCTAGGACATCCATTCTACTTAGGAGCTGTCCTGCTTTCTTGTTAAGGATCTGAACAATAGCTTGGTAAGCCTTAGCTAAAGGCTGATCACCTGAGCTTATCCAACCGTATCCAGAGAGTCGAAGCCCTGCTGGTCTGAGGTTTGATAGATCGAGTACGAACTTTGTAGCTTTCCCTTTGAAAGCCAAAAGCTTACCGATACTTTTCGCCCAAGCCTCAGCGGAGTCTCCAACAACAACTGTCCAAGTCCCTGTATCTGCATCAAAGGACTCTCGATTTGATTCTCTTCCTCCTTTATCAATTCGCTTTGAATGTTTAACTTCAACTTCTTTGATAGGTTGTGTGAACCCTGACAATGTTCCGACAACTGGAGTAAATCCAACTCCACAGCCTTGTAACAAGAGCCACAAACTGTCAACGACATCATGTATAGTCTCCACTTTTAAATGAGCACAATTAAATTGACTAGCTTCTCTAGTCTTGGCGATATCAGTACCGCCTAGCCATAATGTTCTACCACTAACTAACACTTTCCTACTGATCATTAGTTCTCTTAATTCTACAAGCTCAACCATGTTTGAAGTTCCTGCCCTGTCCCATAGCCAAGCTTGATGTTGTATTACTCTATCAACCGTTTGTTCCCAAGTCTCAAACACCTCACCTTCTTCATCTAACGGTCTACTATAGGTACGTCTGGTAATAATCTCAGCTCTAACTGATGTCATACACACTCCTCTAGGACAGGTGGTTTATAATGTTTACCTTTGAGTACCTTGCCATGTTCATCTTTAGTAAAGGGAAACTTACTCATGTTAGATTTATGGACAAACTCATAAGCTTTGTCAAAGTCTAACCCAAAAGATAATGCCGTTCCCTTTATAACATAGACAACATCACACATCTCTTTTAAAAAATCCTGCATTAGAACATGTCTTTCTTGTTGGTCTAAGTTTCCCTCTAGATCCAGACCAACCTCAGCAAGCTCTTGAACTTCTTCAAATATTAATCTCATTCTAAGCTCAAGTACTTCCTTGCTGAATGGTTGGTCTATTGCAAGCTCCATTTTTTCATGGAACTCTTTAACTTTTTTCATTATAATAAAACTCCTTCATCATTTCTAAACATTTAATGGCTTTGTTCAAGTCTTCTACACCATTCTTATCTTTGTGCCTGACCACATATTTAACTACACTACCTACATCCATACCCAAGCCATTCTCTATGATAAAAGTCCAAGGATCTATCTTATATTTAGCATAGTAAGTAGGTCTTATGTCTGTACTGCCCCCCATCCATTGATCATTCAATTGCTTGGTGTCCATAATTTTATCTCCTCTTTTCTAAAGTCATAGTCTTGAACTCTTAGTATCCTAGCCACTCTAGCTTGGGTAAGAGCTTCAAATTCATCCATCCCTGCTTTAGCAAATGCTTTCTTAATTGTATTCCACTTAACACCTTCTGTTTTTAATAAATCAGTAGCTCTCTTCTTCCCAATTCCAGGACATCCCTTATAGTTATCAACTGCATCTCCTGTTAATGTTTGATGATAAAAATAAAAGTCTGCTAACTCTTCATCTATCTCCATCAACTCTTCAGAGTCCATGTTAAAATACTCACAGGGTATTGTCATCATGTCTTTGTCAATAGATATGATAATGTTTCTATCTTTTGTAGCGGTGGCAAGAACCCCCAAGGCATCATCAGCCTCACAATTATCAAGGACATTAGAATTGTAAGTGAGCTTTAAGTATCTCTCCAGATGATTATACCCTAGAGGTTTCCTTCCACCTTTTCGGTTTGCTTTATATTCGGGAAAAATTTTTCGTCTAAAATTATTTGCCCTATCTGAAAAGCAAAGAATAACATGTTCTTTATTTGTTACCTCAAACTTGTCCTTCCAATATTCTACGGCACTTACAGCCTGTGACTCAAGCTCTTTTTTATTAGTAGCATTAGTAATAATACCATCATCCCACTCTACTTCGTTTTGTACCGCCCAACAGGTTCGATATGTAAGAATATCTGCGTCTATTAATAGTCTCGTATTGGTCATCTAGTCCTCCTTCCTGAGCATGAATTTTATAATGACAGTTCTCACAAACATAAACACACTTTAGTACTTCTTTTATTATCTTAACTTTATTCTTACGTCCTACTGATCCTAGTACGTTCATCTTTTTTTTAGATGAATCAACATGGTGAAAATTAAAAGACCTTGTTTCATTTTTAAAATTACATATTTCACAAGTATATTCTTTTAACCAACATAAGAAAGAAGCTCTAGTTGAATTTGCATACTGATTATATTCTTTTTTTTGTTCTCCTTGTTTATAAGGACTGTTTTTTAAAATAAAGTTAGTGTCTCTTTCCCATATAGATACTAATTCTTTTATAGTATTAATGTGTTTCAGCCCATGTTTCTCCAATTTGTGCAGTTGCGGAAAGTGGGCAGCCAAATTCAAAGAACTCTCCTGCTGATTGGATCGCATCCTTAGCGTACTTGGCAATATTGTCTGCATATCTTTCGGTAACCTCGATTTGGAATTCATCATGTATGTTGGCAACAAACTCATAGTCTAACTCCTCTATAAATCCAACCATTTTTAATCGTCTATCTAATATTACTAAGGCTTCCTTCATTAATACTGCCCCTGCTGATTGCAGTAAAGTATTTAATGAACTATGCTCTGATCTAATGTGTAACTTCCTCCCATCAAGACCTATAAGATACCCCCTTCTTCTATAAGTTTCTTTAACTTTATTTGTGAGATCATCCAATCCTGTTACATTCTTTAAAAACCTTTTCCTTGAAATAGAGCCTGTCTTAGAACCTTTACCAAGTATAGCCCCTAGCTTGGCATCTCCTGCCCCATATATAAAGGCATAAAACCAAGTCTTTGCTGTATCTCTATCATTTATATTAAGAGCTTTCATATTTAAAGTATGTATATCAGTCCCATCTTTTTTATTACCAGATACCGCAGCTTCTACATACTTACCACCATCATACCTAGTCATGTATCCTGCCAGTGCTCTAAGCTCTAACCCATCTGCATCTACCCCTACTAACTTCTTACCCTTACCTACACCAAACAATCCTCTACACTCCTTACCATAAGGACTATAAGAGGCAGGGACTTGAGCTATATTAGGATAAGAATGAGTACATCTGCCAGTAATAGCACCGTTTGTATTAACCCTTCCATGTATTCTCCCATTACGTTCTAGTTTAAGCCAAGCATTATCACCCTCAGCTAGTTGAGATACTCTCTTGCTTATCAAGAAGTGTTCCTTTAGTTCTTGACAATTTGGAAACTTAAGTCTAGATAATATAGCTTCATTTACTTCTGGCTTGCCACTTGGAGTGAAAGAGTTTGGAAGCCATCCATACAACTTCTGCAATCTAGACGATATGTGGTCTCTGGAATTTGGGTTGAATTCCACAGCTTTAATCTTAGTAAGCTTAGCTCCACTTGTGTAGCCTCGTTTCGGGTTATCTTTCTTTGGAGTAAACTCTCCTTGAGAAATGTACCAACTGCCAAATGAAGACCTGAGCTTTTTAGCAAGCCTTTCTTGATCTTTAAGTAAGCTAACATATAGTTCCTGTCCTTTCTTTACATTAAAATGAAACCCTTGTTTCTCTTGCCGTGCCATTATTGATGCAAACTTATGTTCTAACTCTACCGCTACTTCTGGTGGCTCTTGATCTAAGAAATGATAATATAAATCCATAGTAACCTGAAGATCTTGGACACAGTACTGTGCCATTTCCATAGTGAACTTAGACCAATCAGCAGTCTCACCAAAGTCACCCTTGAGTTCTCCATTACGTTGACCCCAAGCCTTTAAGCTGTGGCTACCATATAACCTAAGATCAACCTTTCGTTCTTTGGCATCGATCTCTCTTAAGTCTGGATGGATTAACCGTGACATAACTAAAGTATCTACAATCTTAGTAGACTTTCTAGGAGACCAGTTCAGTACCTTCTTTAAAACTGGAAGATCAAAGCCTATGATGTTATGTCCAATCAAAGTATCAGCATCTTTCATAAGATCAAGGGCTTCATCCAAACACTCATAAGAATTAAACTCATAGTTCATAAATGTTCCTAGTTCATTGGCATAGAGCTGTCCTGCCTTTGCACCTACCACAGCTAAGCCTATACAATGTATTGTATCTACTGTGTCTAACAAGCCGTTAGTTTCTAAGTCAAAAACAAGTTCCATTATTTTAAATCTCCTATAGGAAAACGATTCTCTAAATTAGAAAGGCGGTTCTCCATCCTTACCATGTTCATCCTGACTGAAGACATCGCATTCACCAAGCCTTCCTGTATCGGGAGAATAGCGTAGTGTGGTTGCAACCCCTGTGCTACTTCCTTTATATCTAGCTTTGAGAACTCTAACAATTGTTTCGTTGCCTTCTTGTTGATCTCTTTCGAGTCCAATGACGAAATCACTGAGTTGAGCAATTGCTCCACTCCCTCTAAGATCTCCAATACTGATCTGTTTTCCATCTTCATGTCCTTTCCCCATTGAAGGTCTTTTAAGGTGAGATACAATAAACATCCCTACATTTAATTCTTCTGCTAAAGATCTAAGCTTAGTCATAAGGTTATCAATCAATCTTCTCTCATCTCCTCCATCGACACCAGAGACAACAATAGATATATGATCAAGCACGATCCACTCCACATTACAGCTCCTAACAAGATAACGAATACGATTGGTAAGTACATCTCCATCCACGCTCCCCCAATGATCATAAAGAAAAAGTCTTCCACTAGAAAAAACCTTTTCCCATGTTTCCCTCTTAAATTTTTGGTCTAAATCTTTTTTGAGGTGGAGCATTTGGTTTGCTTCAATAGACATAAAATCTATAGCTGCCTGTCTAACAGACTCTTCAAGGGCTATATATCCTATGGTCTCCCCTTTAGATAAGAAGTATGAAGCAATCTCCTTAACCATAGTGGACTTTCCTGCACCTGTCCCTGCACAGAAAGTAACTAGCTCACCTTTTCTAGCTCCTAAAGTTTTATCATTTAATCCCTGCCAAGGGTACTCATGGTCACTAGGAGTCATGGGAGTATTAACCAGATCCCATGTGTCCTCCCCTGCTACTATTCCATCAGGTCTAACTACCCTAGCTCTCCATATGGCATTTACTACTTGATCGTTTAGTCTTTTCTTTAAACATTCACTAGCATCCTTCTCAGGTAAGGTAGCTATCTTACACTTTCCAGGTTTGAATAGCTCTGCTACTTGGAGAGATGCCGTTTGTCCTGCTTTGTCCATATCAAACATTAGAATGATTTCTTCAAAGTTATTAACTAACCATTCATAGTCTTTTTGGACAACCTTCTTAGCTGAGGCTACCCCATTAGGTAGGGAAACCACAGGCCACTTTCTATTTTGGATCTCAGCTACGCTCATAGCATCAATCTCACCTTCAGTAATAACTATCTTCTTGCCTGTGCTCCAGAGGTGTTTCCCCCAGAGACTAGTACAATCACCTAGTGTTCTGAAGTCGTGATTTTTAAGTCGCAGTTTTTGTCCAATGATACTACCGTTATTGTCTCTGAATTCGGCAACGTGGCAGTCGTTATCATTGTATCTCCCAATGGAGTAGGAGAAAAATTTACAGGTTTGTTCCGATATTTTTCTTTTGGTAAGGTCTCTAAATGTACCCCTCTGAATAAGGGAGGAGTTCTTTTTAACCTTTTTATTGATATAAGAAGCATTAGTACTAGAGTTACCAGACTCACGGTAACCGCAATCACCGCCAAAACAGAAAGCGTGTCCATCATCATACCTCGCTAAGTTATCTTTAGAGCCACACTGAGGGCATGGCTCATGTCCTATACACTGACTTTCCAAGTTCAATGAACCATTCCCTTGGTATTGTTCCTTTTGCGTATTTGAATCCATGCTTGTCGCACCATTGTCCATAAGTTGTCCTCGATCCTTTATAGAGTTTTTGGTTTGGATTGGTAAATACAAATCTTAAATCCATGTTAGGGTATTGTTCTTTCAACAGTATATGTTTAGTTCTATCTCTTGCTAAGAACCTACCCTTTGTTTCTATTATGATTTCTTTTATATCACACTCTCTACCACCAAGATTAAAATCTGGTGTGTAGTGTTGTGTTTTAGGTGTATAAGGGAATCGGTAAGACTCATACCCCCAAGCTATTCCTTCTTCAGTTAGTTGTTCACTAACCGTTAATTCTAAGCCTGACCGATATCCCTCTTTAATACCCCTTGCTAACCCCTTTATTGGCTTCATTTAAAAATCATCGTCCTCTAAGTTCTCATCTTCAGTATCATTTTCATCAACATCATCTACCGCTTCTTTAGGTTTATCCACACAATCTTCACCCCAATCTACGCTATCTTTTGCAACGTACTCTATCAAACCACCCTGAGCTAATCGTACCTTCTTAACTCTGAGTGTAACACCACCACCCATACCATCATAAGCATAGGCTTCATAAGCTACTTTAATTTTACTACCACCACCAATGAGCTTCTCTAATCTATTACCGTCTTCATCTAATAAGATAGGCTTTTGATCAAATGGATCTCCACGCTTGGGTGTTACCCTAGCTTTCAACTTAAACTTAACCTTATAATTACCAGTTTTTTCTCCCTGATCATCTAGCTCTTCTTTGATAGGGTTGTTCTTTCCACCGTTCATCATTGGCTTTACTACCTTACTTACTTCCTTGGCATCTTCTTTGCTTAATATTAGAGTAACCGAATACTCCCCATCAGGATTAAACTTAGTATCTGGTTTGTTCAACCAAGGATATACTGCTGTACCAACTGGAGTTACATTAAGTCCTTTTGCCATTTATAGTTCTCCTTTAATGAATCGTTCTGCCCCTCCAAATTCGGGGATATGTTTTCTTTTACAATCTTCTCTGATCCTATCTACAATTAACATGACTTCATTTACTGTACGCTCTCCTTTCAGTTTAGAGTTAAACATACAATTAAAAACACTAGCAATAATAGCATACTTCTCTGCCTTACTATAATCTTCTAGTATTTGTACTGAGGCTATCATACCCCTTGAAACATTATCTACATTTGCGTTAGCTAAAAAAGAATTCTGCATTTCTTACCCCTTCTATATTAAGTATACCAAAAGAAGTTGGTTTTGTCAAAATTATCTTTTGTTCTAACCTAAACTTCTCTAAAACGTCTTCCTTATAAATCTCTATAAATTTTTCTCTTAAAACTATACCCAATTGTTCAATATCGCAAGCGTGAGTCCCGAAAGAATCGTGAACAACAGAAAAACTATCAATTCCACATTCATCATTAGCTCCCATTACAGTTTTCATTAAGTGACAAGCATCCAGACTGTGAACAAAATTAGGGGCTATACCATTAACCTGTCTATGTTTGTTTATCTTATCGTTCTGACCATGTGCTGCATATAGTGAAGCCATCTTACCATTAATCACAGTCTTTACTTCAGACACAGTAGATTTTAAATACTTCTGTTTAACCATAAACCCTGTAGGTAATGTCCAGTAGATAGGCATATCAGCTTTATTTAGAGTAGAGGCACAGTCCTGAAGCCACTTCATGCCTTTACGAGCTGATATAACTACCTCTCCGATAGATTCATAAATAAATCCTGCAAGATATTTACAATGCCTCCATAAGTCTTCACCTTCTGCAATACCATTAAACACTTTACCTTTATCCATTTGTTTTTTCATCTCCTCATGGAGTTGCTCTCTCATACCATATAGAGTAGCTCCATAAGGGGTAGTCATAACTGGGCGCTTAACAAGGGAACGATCCAGATTTTTATCGCAATCCCATATAAGAGACAAAGGATCAGAATCTTTGCTAATTTTATCTTTGACCACTTTCCTAACAATTTCATAAATATCCTCTGGTTTATCTGAATCAGTCAGGTTCGTAGCTTTACCTCCTCTCTCATCTCTAAGCATGGCTGAGAAATGTTGGAGACCATTACAAGAACCATCCACCGTTATTGGTAAGTGACTAACATAGTTAGGATTTTGTTTTATACTAAGGTACTCAAGACAAGCTCTAAGAAATTGCCAAGGTTTATCAGCTTCCATCCACCAATGTTCTGTAAGTGGGTTTTTAGCTATCTCTAAAATATCTTTTTCAAAATGTAATGTCCACTCGACTCTATCCTCTAAAGAAACTTTATCATAACCAAAACAATTAGCTAAGTGAACCTGTAGCCAAGGTAGACCACTAGTACCCATAGGTTTACCTTTAGAGAACTCTAGTAAACCCCTAGCTGAATCTTCTCCCTGTGGATTTAGAAAAGCTGTATTAGCATACATCCTGCCCCTGAAGTCCAGAGTATGAGGAAAATAAAAAGCTTTCTCATCTTTAAACTTACGAGTCATCCACATGAGCTGAGAAAATTGTATACGTTTAGTTTTCTTCCTGACATTATCGGTATACATCAGGGTAGCTCTACGTTTCCAATCTATTTGCTCATCTTTAGTTCCCTTTTTAGGATAGGGATCGGGCATAGTCTTTTCATGAAACTCAGGGATAACAATACAGCTAGACTGACCTGTAAATAAAGCATCCATAACTTTAAATATAGTCTGATTAACTTTCCATCCTGTCTCTTGAACCACATTAACAGCATGGAACACTTGTGATAAGTCCATGTGCTCCATCTGTTTAAGATAGGCATTGTCATTAGATTTTATCAGGTTTAGTCCTGTATATGTGTAGTAACCACCAACATATAGTGAAGACCATTTTCTAGGAGGGATAATACAAGGAAGTTTAACAGGACTCAGTAGTTCACATATGGAGTTTTTCTTATCAATCCACTTAAGTGACTCCTCAGTAGCTTCTAACCAGTAAGTTTTTTTATTATTTTGTACTACACCTGTATGTTTCTTAATCTCAAATAACTTAGTCTGATTACAGAGAATCTCACACAACATTTGACCTAGCCTGAGTTTAATATGGGTAGTCCAACTAGTCCACTTTACATTGGCTTTGTTAGATGAGTGTACCAGAACTCTCTTTTGTTTCCTGTAGTTTGTAGTACGTTTAGATAGATCTCTAGAAACCACACCAAACAAAGCAGGATTAGCTTCTTTAAAATATCTAAACCTAGCTTCATCTTCTACAAACGAGCCAACTTCAAGAGCTACCTTAACTAGCTTTACAGGTGTTGACAAGTGATTAACACAACCCTTCAGAGCTAAGAAAGCTATGACCTCAGACGGTAAATCATAAAGCTTACCTATAGCATCTGAAGGGTATTTATTGACTGCACCTGTAATGTAATCTACTTTTATTTCTTCTATCTGATTTGAAACTCTAGAAATACCTTTACGAATAAACTGTATTCCAGCAGGAGTAGTGCTTTCATGCTTACCTTTTCGGGCTTCCTGGTTTTCCCTGCGGTATCTTAGTACTCCTAAGTCTACCATTTCTTGCTCTAATTCTTTTTGCCTTTGTAACATTTTATGTAATCCCAGTAAATAAAAATTAGTCCACAGTCAATAATTAAAAAACCAAATTGTTTTGAAAATATCCAGTAAGTTACCCAACACACTTGGCATAACACCCCAACATAGCCACCGTACTTATGATTTATTGCTATCAACCGTACTGATAAGAGTGCAAATAGAGATAATACAATCTCTAAGCCATGTATCCAAGTTATAATCTAGGCTCTCCTGTAAACTTTTCAATTAGCTCTAATGTGTCCCTGAGCCTACTACCTAGTACCTTGAGTATAGGCATCATGGCTTTAGGGTTGTCCCTAGTAATCTTTACAGCATCCTCCTCAGTCAAAACTTTAACGGTAACTCTATTCCTAGCTTTGATCGTAGCCGTTCTAGGTTTACGATCTAGCCAACCTATCTCACCAAAAATCTCACCTTGCTTCAGAGTTGCTAGGTGCATCTCTTTGGTAGGTGCATTCCTATTAAAAAACATCTTAGATACATCTACTTCACCATCTAGAATTATATAGGCTTCAAAGCTCAACTCACCTTCTTCTAGAATAGTCTGCCCTCTATTGAAGTGCATTGTTTTAGAACCCATTTGCAGCAACCCCCATAAGATATATAAAAAAGATTATTAATCCTAAACCCCCTACAACATCTATTAGTTTTCTTTTCATCTTGGGTCATGTGGTTTAGGTAATTCTATACTATGCCAAAAATTTGGATGCCTGATAAAAGTAGGTTTTGTTAAGTCAAACACAGAGTAACAACGGTCTTGCTCATGAGCCTGTGAGCTTGTAAAGACCATCTCCCATCTAGTCCTAGCCTTATGTCCACAAGGCACAGGCATAGCGTGATAACTAACCTCAGTCCCTCCTTCATGAATCAATTGTATTTGTGTTGGTACTTCGTTGATAGTCCAAGCTATAAACTTATCAGGTGCAGGGACAACCAACATAATTGTAATCAGTAGTTCATTCATAGTTAGCCTTCAGTTATCAAAGATAATATCATCAGATGAACCAACAATACTGTAGTCGAGCACTTCTTCAGGGAATTCAATATCCCAAGTATTTAAAATAACATCGTCTATATTTGCATCTTCTTCAAGAATTAGTTCTATTATAAGATATGTTTTTTTCATAGTTTTTAGATTATTGTTAATAAGCTTAATCGAGATAAGGCAGTAGTAGTACAACTTGGAGAGTTTTTGGGTGTGCTCACATCCTGTGTCGGACGGTTTCCCTAGATATACAGGTACGAAATCATTAGCAGTATATCTTGATACTACTACTCCTTATCCCTGTTAAGATTACAAACTAGTTACATCCAAAATAAAATTATCCAATACCACATAAGAGCCTCCTAATTATTACAGATATCAAAGTATTCATTAAATACAAACTCACAGTCTTCTTCTTTCTCATTCTCATAGTGAGCTTGAGTATGCAAACCTGTATTATATCCTAACTCATGAGCATCTTCTAGTAAGTCAAAAAGCTCCTTTTTAGAGAGCTTAATCTCTTTAGGTATACCTTTTTGTTTCTTAGACATTGATCTCTCCTTATTTCTCAAGAGTTGATTCTGCATTACCTATAAAAGCATTACTAGGTAAATTATAATGTGAAGCATTTAAACTAAAATAATATAATACAAAAAATGCTACAATACTTAAAGCTAAACATAATCTAATCATAGCTCTCTCTCCTAAGCTGTTATAGTGACACCTTTTCTTTGTGAGTCTACTAGCTCCTTGATAGCTTCCAGATGCTTGTTTTCTAAGAACTCCAGAGCGTTCTTGCTGACACGCTCGTATTTATGGAGTCTTGGATTAGCATGTTCATGAGCTACCATAAGCAAGATACGCTTGGTTTCTGAGTAGTTCAGTAACTTAGCCATGTTAATAAGTAATCGTTTTACGACAGTACTCAGCATACTTAGCACCAGTTACATCCATCTTCCAACTCTTGACTATATGCATACCTGTAGCCCATAGCTCTTTATTAAGCTTAGAGACTACTGAGCTAAGTGATTCAATACGGTAGTTAGCTCGTGCTTCTCGTGGTGTTAAAGTGTATGCTTTATTGAAGTGATCGGATACGATTTTAGTCTGACTCATAATTAACTCTCCTTTAATTTAAAGTTTGTACCATCTATTACTAGTGTACCAAAATAGAACTGTTTTGTCAAAATTATTCTTCTATCTCTTCATCAACCTCCTCCATTGTAGTATCCTGAGTATCACCACCATTGAACTCTTCTATGTAGAGTCCTTCTAACTCCCAATTATTATTATACCTTAATGGTGCTTTTCTGGTACATCCCTCAGCTAATCTCATGTCTAACATAATGTTTCTCCTTTGGTTACTTTAAGTTTAACTACTAATATTATACTTATAATAATACTTTAATAAACACTATATATAATACTATATATACAAGTACTCATTTATAATCTATATAAATCCTTACAGTTTCTGCATATTCTAATGGTAAACTTTGATCATAGTGCCTTAAGTCTAAACCATCTTCTCTATTTTCAGGTGTTCTAGAGCCTGAACCTCTAGGTCTTACAGTAAATCCCTCGTATTTACCAAGTCTTCTAAGGACTTGTATTAAATACTTAGCTTTATCATCATACTTTATCTTCATTATATAACGATATGGCATATAGTACCCTCCAAGTTAGTTATAGATGTCCACATAGACGATTCCAGGTGGATTTTAAGAGACTTTAAGTCCCTACCCTAACCCAGTACCTTAGTTTTAAAAGTAATGGGCTAGAATCGGCTCTCAAGGCTTTATCGTTCTTCTTCTCTCCTTTCTATGATTTCACCATCACCACTACAAGTAGGACATGTGATAATCTGGTCTTCTTTCTGGTCTTTAGTACTCTTTATTTTAACATAGTTATCACACTCTTTATCATACTCATAATTACCAAAGATACCGCTAACATTAGGATAGTCTTTAGGATTTATAGTAGGTTCATAAGTCTCTGCGAGTCCTTCACAAAGATTATCTCGTTCATTCTCTATTATTTCATCATTACCTTGATGGCTCATATTGTACCTCCTTAGCTATTAAGATTTTCATATACTACACCCCACAATATAATTATACACCTCTTCATCAGTATTAGCTTCTACAATCTTATAGTCAACTCGTTCTATTGTTTCGTTCATTTCTTCTTTATAGGTTTTTATATCATCTTCAATTTCAGCTTCAGCTTCTTTTATACTATTAAACCTATGTGGTTTATCATCTAACTGCCATACATCATCAAACCCATAACTAAATGAAGTTAATACTTTGTATTTCATAAAATTCTCCTATAGTCCTTTCAATATGTGAGTAATAACGTCTACAGTCCAACCATTCCCTAGTGCATGGTATCGCCTAGTATTGCTTATCTTTTTATATTTACCGCCAACCTCAGCTCCATGAGCTGTATAGTCTTTAGGTACAGTCTGGAGTGCTTCACACTCTCTAGGTGTTAGCTTCCTCCACTTGAGAGGTTCTACATATACTTTAGGTTCTCTATGTCCTCCACCACACGTAGTCAATGTAGGTGCTTTACCTTCTGGACTATAGACTCTTCTCATGGACTCATAGCCTTTTATATCAGCTTCACCTACTTGTAAGCACCTATTAAATACTAATTGCCTTCGGTGTTTCTCAAAGTAGGACTTTAGGTTTCCACCTTTAAAGTAATTAGCATCTATACAATGCGATTTATCTCTATCGGTATAACCATCTTCTAGG